TTTAACCTCAAACAGATTAGCTCTATATATATCTGAAGCGAATGCCTTAGTTGTGAATTTGTCAATTGAAAAAGCCATTATATTATCCTTTATGGTTACCGATTCCGCTCGGCTGAACGTCATTAATAAAGTGTTATGTATCTATTTATCATTGAGAAAATTGACTTGTTAAAGCATCAATCATGACAGTCTCATTAACTCCTGGATCATACTTAATGAAATCGAACCCTTTATCTCTATAAGTTTTACCAACATCATGCTTTGTGAGTATACTCGATTGTCCAGCACAGTTAGATGTTATAACAACATCTAATCTCTTCCAAATTTTCTGACTGTTTTTAGCATATATTGAGCGAGCGACAACCTCAGGTATAGAAGCATATGCTCCATCAGGAGTAATGAACACACCCTTAAATGTTGTTATCCTAACATTGCGTTCCTTCAAAATTCTATAGAGGGTGATGAATGTACCAAAACCTGAAACCTCAATATCAATCAACTCATCATCGACACAAACATCAACAACCTTATACACACACTGTTTCCAATTAGACACACCAAAATACATTGAAACATTGTTATAGACATCATGATCAATGCAGCGCACTAGAATATCCAATCCAACATCATTAAATGATCTTTTCGTGTTTATACCGAACGGGGTTATAACTATTTTGCTTGTTGTTGTCTTAAATCGTTCTATTAGAATCTTGTTGTTCATTGTTCTAACAACATCATCATTTGCCTCATATGTCTTTCCAAGCAACTCAGCAACAACTTTATTGTTTTTACCAGACTCATATTCAATGAAATTGAATCCAACATCTTTGAGTGTTCTACCGATATCGTCATCAGTTAGAAAAGGATTCAATTGAGCACTGCGTTTATTGACGACAACACTATTTCTCTTACATGCATTCAAACAAAATGTATAACCTATATCCACAGGACAAGATTTAGCCATTTTACTAGCAGATGAGAAATTACCCCACGGTGAGATGAACACACCAGAAAATCTAGTGGCAATAATGTCGCTTTCCTTCAGATCAACATATTTCACTGAATATGTTTCGCCGGTATATAGATCAAGACATGATACGCCTATCTACTTACAACCAGATCCATGTTGAAACGAGCCACATTCATTTCTCTTATTCCAAAACAATGGATGTTCAGCTACATCCATTCGATGATGATATGCCACCTCAGACAACAAGGCCGCTTCACGGGTGTTGAATATTCGTAAAATATATTTCTTGAAGTCTTTAGAACGGTTGCGGAGAGCATTCTTAAACTCAATATCCGTAGAAGAACCCATATAACTATCATCTTCAGGAAGATCTCGTGAACTTCTAACACCCATGTACAATCGCTTGGTTGGGTGCTCAGGACGCATATCCTCTATAAGATAGGTGTAATGATAAATAGAATCACCCATAACATACTCCTTTATGTTGTGATTAAAAAGGCAGCATCAATGTGGAGTTGATGCTGCCTTTTGTTTTAGTCGCTACACGGAGCCAAACAACTCTTCAAATTGAACACCGCTTCTAGTGGCAACAAAGTTCAGAGTGATGTAATTAATGCTGCGAGCAGGTTTGATGAAGATGTTAGCAACAAATTCGTTACGATCAATCACATCACTGGTGTTATTACTCTCATCACAGATAACTTTATAATCGTAAACACCGCGTCTACCCTTAACACTATTCATGAATGGCTCAACCATTCCCCTAAATGCTGCTCTTGTGTATTCATCATTAAACTCAAATAGAGTATATTGTGAAGATCTAGCAATAGCAGTCTCAAGCACGATGAATAGTCTACGGACATTGATTCGATCAAAGGCAGATGGTTTAGTTAGTGCGGTCTTATCACCCCACAACACTGTTCCACGGCCGGGCATAGAGATAATCGGATTGATGTTATATGGTGCTTTATACAAATCATCTCGATGTGCTTTAGATGGATTGAATGCCAGCTTAACAACACCCTTAATCTTTCCACGATTTAGACCGCCTGGTGACCACCAAGCATCTTTCTGGGCATCGGTGATAACACATAGTCCAGCAATGTCTCCTGCGAATGGTACCCAACGATACACATCATTGTAGCGATCATACTGGTACTTATAGTTACCATCAATAAAGCCATATGAGCTATTTACATTCATATGATTTGTTGTGTGACTGCCTGTACCAGTTCTCCAAGTGCGAAGTTCATTAGTAGCATCAGTGGCACTTCTACCGACAATGATAGACTTAGGAGGAGATACAAACGCTACACAATCTTTACGTGCTTCAGCTAGATTCTGAATAGCATAACGCTGTACATCAGATGCCAGACCGACATCCTCACCAGCAGCAGCTCCTGCCAGAACTAGATTCGCTTCAACTTGTTCAGGATCTTCAAACAACTCCCATCCCTCGATCCACTGTGCGGCAGTTGGTCTAGCTGCGCCGTCAGTACCACCAGCAAGGGTATAATCATCATTAGCGTCTGTAGGATCGGCATCAGCGTCTGATTCAGTCATATTGGCAGCAATCATATATACATACGATGACTGTCTAGCCATAACCTCTTCAATGTAGATATTGTTGCCTTCACTGTCTTTGCCAGCCGCATCTAGAGAAACAGTGTATGTCTCAACAGGAGCACCGTCAAAAGATACAACAACACATACCTCATGGTTGGCTAGATCTGGAGCAGCTTCAAATAAATTCTCGTACTTCCACCCAACGAACTCAGATTCGTTTGCGTATGACACTGTAACATCGTTGTAGTATGCTCCCGGATGCTTCGCATATATAGCATTAGGTAAAGCGGCTTTCTGATCTTCCCAATCAGTGTCGTTCTTGATCATCACAACAGCGCCTGTACCATCAGTAGCGTTCTTAGCGTCTGTAGCCGTAACACGAACAATATTTAGGTTGTTGCCGTACTGTAAGAAGTTAGCTGCGGTGAAGAATGACGCATCGTTATAGTTTGAAGCACGTCCGAAATATCGAACAAGCTCATTCTCAGATGTGATTTTAGTACGCTTATTACAAGGACCCTGCTCGAATACACCTACCATAACACCGTAACTTGTTGCTACAGAAGGAATGGTGACTGATAGATCAGTCTCTTTAATGTCTACGCCTGGGCTAAGTTGAAATCCCATTATATTACTCCAATGATTCAATACAAAATGTTTATGACTCTATTTATCACTAAGAAAATCGACAATCATTGGAGCCACGCAGTGTCTTCAATTTCATCAAGGGTGAAGAACGCCATCATATCATCCTCAATAGACTCGATTCTCGCCTTATACATATTCTCTCTATAATTATGATTTGATATATCCTCAAATAACTCAGTTCTCATCATATAACAGAACATCACCAGATTCATCACAGAGTCATCGTTCTTACCCATATCTGCCTCATAACTAGATCCCTTGGCAACGAACGTGTTCATTTCTAGTATAGTGTTCTCGTCCGCAATAATTAATTTATCATCCTCAATAGTGTCCTTTAGCGCGTTACACCCAATACTCTTCACCCTTGATGTCATTCGACACCCCATCTCAGGATTTCTTTTCATTCCCTCATTCAACGTAATAAGATTCTCATACTCAAGCTCATAATTCAACACTTGGAGTGCCGTCTTTCCTATATCATTGTTCTCAACCAACACATACGCAGAGTTATAATTCATACCGACGTTGAATATGAAGTTGGGATACAACTCTGCTGAAATCTGATTTGATCTATATGTAGCAACCTGTCTTATAGGATACTCTGTAATATCGAAGACTGAAAATGTGGAATAGTCCTGCCCGCGGCCATATCCAACATCCACTGTCATAAAATATATATGATCAGTCTGAGCGTATTCATAGACCTTCAAATCGTCTTTAACGCTGATAGGAGGAAGCATAACCAAGCTTATTAGTTTATTTGTTGATATGAGCGTGTTGGAAGAGCCTAGAAAGTTATTTCCGAACTCTTGGGCGAATCGTCTTTCCCCGATATCACCTATCATATTATTCTTCCACTCATCATCTCGGCCAGGAACATCCCACCAATTCACCTCAACTGGTTTAAATGTTGATATACCTTGTTTGGCATCTGACCAAATTTTATGGAAGTGATTCAATCCATTCACCGTTGAAATGAGGATTGTCTTTGTCTCTTTACCAGACGAGATAACTGGATATGTGCCTGCCCAGAAGTCGTCCCATTGATTGTTGGGGATGAAGGCGGTCTCATCTACCACAAGGACAGCCAGGGATTTTCCACGAACTCCCGCGCCATTACTAGCAGATGTTAAAACCTTTGACCCATTCTCAAGTGTTATGTTGCCTTTGTTCCACTCACTCACACCCTGTTGCATGTACTTAGGAATGTGCTCATATGCCAACTGGAGACGATCAAGAACTTCAACAGCGCCATCCTTCTTATGGGCTAGGATGCCAACTGTCTTCTCTGAGTTGAACAATATATAGTGTAGGAGAAACCCCACCAGAGATGTGGTGTTATGACTAAGTATAGAATTGGTATAATATGTATGCATATCAGAGTCCACTGTCACATCATACATGTTCTCACTCGTATAGTTGTTCATCACGGAAATCACTTCTGACAATCCATTTTCAGTTCTAAGTGTACAACCTAGTGAATCCTTAGCAAAGATCTCATTATACTCATAATCGATAAGAATATGAGTGTCCGCGCAATCAATATATAAACCGTTAGCAAGTGTAATAGTCCATTTTTCATACTCTACAGTTTTATGGATCTGTGTAATGTCCTTGTATCCGTCCTCCGTAAGGACCTCCCATTCTGTTGTGTCTAAACTAGATACAAATTTTCGTTCTATTTTATTAGATAATGTCACAAGAAAATGCCTCAGTTGTTTTAAATCCGTTATAGTCGATGATCATTCTATTATCACTATTTTCTCTAAGAATTTTCTGCTCTGTTTTGAATGCCTCATAAAATGTCATTGTTTTATCCTCATACACGATTTCATACTTCAAACCATGCTTCATTTTATGGACAGGCCAAAATCTTTTCTTCACTGATTTACTTGTTATACCAATCTTCCAGAATTCCATTTCATCATTAAAGAATCTTATATAATACAACACGCCTGGAACATACTTTATAATCGGATTTGAATTGAATAACTGATTCATTCTTCCAACACCCTTCATCATATTAATTCGATCAATTTCATCTATAGACATACTACTTAGTGTCCGCTGCCAGTTGTCTTGACGATTCTGCCAAACTCTTCTTCCCTCGTTCTCACCATATTTCTCAATACACATATCTAAAGAAAAGGTACATTGTCTATCACTTAGAGCATTTTGAGCGTTTTCCTCTGACATACCCTGTGCCAAATAATACTCAATCCTTGTCGATTGATTCTGAGGATTATCTTTCACTGACTGATTCTTCTTATTTACAACATCATCAACACTATAATCAGCACTCCCATCAACATATTTAACGAATTTATCTGAGAATGGAGACAATCTTCCACCGTGTTGGTGTGCTGGATTACTCTCACCCTTTAACGAATCTCTTTTAACAAGCCATTTCTCATCAACAATCTCTTTATTCCATCGCAATACAGCATATTCATATGTATTGGGACTAATATTTGTTGTTATGACAGATTTCAACTTCCTCAACCACTCTTTATCACTATATTGCTCATAAAATATGTCTTCGAGAAATCTCTTAGTCACGGGATAACCGTTCAAATTATTAACTCTAGCCAATATCCATCTCTTCAAATGAGTAATAGTATTATAGTGAATCTTCTTAATCGCACTTTTCTTCACTTTCGTATTTGCAACAGTGATAAAGTTTTTCGGATATATCACCTTATTACAGTATTCCGAATGTTTCTCAAAATATTCCTTAGATGATATATTATGTTTACGCTTGAAATGAACACCGTAAGCCTGTATTTTTATATGCTTACCACACAATTTACACGTATGCTCTTTCGGCATCTCAATTCTAATCTGCCGATGTTTCAATCCTTTCATATAAATCTCCTACTGCTATAGTCTCAATCTTACCCGTACGTTTGTTTCGTACTGTGACAGTAGTATTTATGCAATGACATTTCCCGCTTTGGCGACAAGACAACGTGACGGTGTTGCGATGCTCGTACATACTACCAATCATACGCTCTTGATAGTCGTATAAGTCGAAGGGGATCAAGCCGTGGTCAACGTGAATGATCTTACAGTATGCTCGAATGAAGTATAGTGGATCCTCAGAGCACTTCTTATACTCCAACAATGATTCTTCGGTCCACTCAACCTGCTCACCAAACCTCTTTAGATTGATGTTACCATTATAACTACTCATATTATACCACCGCTAATAATTAAGTGTCACTCTTCAACATTTTCTGAAGTTCTGCCGTCGTTAATGTGACATTCATCGTCTGGTTCACCGTTTGGGGTGATTGATCACCGTCGATCTTATCCATCTTGACCTGAAGCTCTAATAAATCCCCCGCCAATCCAGATATATCTTTAAGCATACCAGACACTACCTCATACGCTCTAGGTTGCTGTTGTTCCTTAGCAAGCTCCATAGCACCCTCCAAGCTATCATTGCCACGCAGGAGAGCGTTGTGGAGCGTCTCACGTATGAGTTTATAGTCAGCATCAGCATCTTTCTTACGCTCGTCTGGATTCGACTCCACGTCGATCTTAGCTGGCACACCACGGATATTGCGACTAGATGTTACAATATCCCGTGGCGCTTCAACACCAAATGCCATGTTCAACTTATCTTCAATACTCTTCATATATTAACTCAACTCCTCATCACTCCAGCCCATAGTGGTTTCATTGATCACTGTTGTTGTATGTGTAGTTGAGATATAATTCTCAGCAATGATCTCAGTAACACCATCAACATCAGTTAAGTAATGGTCATCCTCAGTCATTATGTGGTCATAGTAGATAGCACCATCTTCAACATGGGCATCAACCGTTACATTCACAGCACCAGTGATTACGGCTGTCGTAATATTATTTATAGATGATGCTGCGCTTATATCAGCTCCAGCATATATGTCACTAACACCAGTCAACTCTGATCCAGATGAAGCACTTTCAAATGTAGATGATGATAGTCCGTCTACATCAGCAGTCGCCATCTTCTCAATTGTAGGATTAACTGTAACCTCAGTTGAGTCAGAGACAACTACACCAGTAGCAGCCTCAATTACAGTACTATCAGCACCAACAATATCAACACCACTGATATCCCAGATAGCTTCAATAACAGGCCAAGTGATAATCTCAACACTAGCATTAACAGGTACAGTAGCGCCCATTCTTAGTGATAGTGAAGCGACTGCTTCCATATTACCAACATCAATAGCCATTGCTGAACCGTCACCAACAATACCAGATCCTGCTAGTATCAATGAATATGTATCGACGATGACTTCAGGATGGCCAATGTTAGTTGCGGCACTGTCAATGATTGCGTTGATGCCACTAACTACACCAGATCCGTTCTGTTCAATTGATCCTAGAGCCTCAATAGATACAGCATTACCAGCAAGTACACCAACACCATGGCTCTTATCTGCTGCTGCTGCTGCTGAAGCGCCTTCAAGTGTGATATCACCTGAACCCTGTATACTACTCAAACACTCAGATGTTGCTAAACCGAATCCTCTAACATCACCAGCAACAAATGCCTCACTAGTTGATGTGGCCGCGATCTCAGTAACATCACTTACAAAGACACCTACACCGTTGCCGACAATACTACCAGCAGTGATTGAAGCACCTCTTGCCGCAATTGAGCCATAAGCTGGCTTGCTTGATGAGCTATCAAGTCCACCAATCTCAGAGGATGGTGGAACACTAATATCAGCTACACCAGTTGCCTTATTACTAGAAGCACTATCAACAACATTGTTAGATGATATGACTACACCAGCACCATCGCCAGTGATAGCAGAAACAGAGCCAGTAGCACTGCTTACATCCATCTCAACAACACCGTTATTAGTCACATATGATGTGGCATCATTAGATGCTGATCCTGACATATATGGTATGGATACCCTTATCTCAACATAACCGTTTGCTGTAACTTCAGTCACATCACTCAGGAATACACCAGCAGAGTAACCGATATTTGAGCTATTTGATATATTAGCACCAACTACAGTGATATCACCATAACAGTCTGAAGATACTGTAGGACCTACCTCAATATCAGTGACATTACTCAGTACTATACCAACACCATCACCTGTGATAGCTGAACTTGATCCATTAACACCATCAACCTCAATATCAGACTCGACATAGTTGATTGTGTGAGGAATTGCTGCGATCTCAGTCACATCAGATACTAGAACACCAACACCATATCCAACAATTGCTGGTGCTGTGATGAACACATTAATACCATTAACTCTATCAGCATCGGCATTAGCATCAATATAAGATGTAGTGGAAATATCACTACTTGATACGATCTCACCAATACAGTAGTTCTCGATATGAGGAACTGCCGCGATCTCAGTCACATCGGATACTATAACAGCAGCACCATCACTCGTTACACCAGATGCTGATATATTTGTTGATACACCATCAACAACACCAGTACCCATTCTAGTGATAAGTGGTAGGACATCAATATCTGTGGTAGCACCTTCAACATCAGCGACACCAGCAAAGTTCATGGTAACTTCTACATTAAGCTCGGTAGTATCTGTTACAAAGATACCAACAGCATCAATAGTCATACCAGCAGCAGATCCAACAGCACTCAATGAATCAATGTCACCAGAGGATGGCTTACTAGCTGAAGCAATTGCGTCAATTGTAGTTACATCAGTGACAAATACACCAACACCATCACCTGTGATGCTAGAGCCAGAAGCAGAAGCACCAACCGTGTCGATTGAAGATTTACCAACATGACCGATTGTAGGCAACACATCGATTGTAGTCACATCAGTGACAAATACACCAACACCATCAGCAGTTAGACCAGAAGCAGATCCTGTTGCGCCTGCTGAGTCAATATCACTTGAGGATGGCTTACTAGCTGTTGCTATAGCATCAATAGTTGTAGGGGCATTGACAAATACACCAACACCATCACCTGTAATAGCTGAACTAGATCCAGTTGATCCAATTGTGTCGATTACTGACTTGGATGGCTTACTAGCTGAAGCAATTGCGTCGATTGTAGTTACATCAGTGACAAATACACCAACACCATCACCTGTGATAGCTGAACTAGATCCAGTAGCACCAGCAGAGTCAATATCACTTGAGGATGGCTTACTAGCTGAAGCAATTGCGTCAATTGTAGTTACATCAGTGACAAATACACCAACACCGTCTCCTGTGATAGCAGAGCCAGATGCGGTTGAACCGATTGTGTCGATTACTGACTTGGAAGGCTTACTAGCTGTTGCTATAGCATCAATTGTAGTCACATCACTAACAAAGATACCAACACCATCACCTGTGATAGCTGAAACCGAACCAGTAGCGCCAGCAGAGTCAACAGCAGCATATGATGGTAGTTCAACAGAACATGTTGCTTCAATGTTGATCGCATTACTTACAAATACACCAACACCATCGCCTGTGATAGCTGAACTAGATCCAGTAGCGCCAGCAGAGTCAATATCACTCGATGCTGGCATAGCAACATTAGCAATCACATCAATTGTGGTTACATCACTAACAAATACACCAACACCATCACCTGTGATACCAGCACTTGTTGTTGTTGCGCCTGCTGTATCAATCTCAGCAACTGT